CGTTCCCTTGATGTTGCCAACCAAAGTCGTGCCGTTTGTGTATGCGGTGATGAGAATCTCAACATCTTTCCAGCGCACAATCGTGCCCACATAGGCAGACGTAAATACGGAACTTGATGCAGTGATAGTTACGCCTGTGCCAGATACAGCACTAACGCTGATCGTCACGGCATCATCGGCAAACTTGTAGTAAGGCTGATAAATCTTGTTGCCGTCTAAGCTGGTATCAAACGTAAATGCGCTGATCGTAAAGCTGGATGCACCCGTCCGACGCACCACACGCGGTGCCCAAGATGGATGGCACAGGATCATCACGTCCGCCGCCTGGGTGTAGCTAATCTGGCGAAGCTGTGCGCCTGTCCACGGAACGCCGCTGGTGATTGTGGTGAGCAAGGTGCCGGACGTGCTGAACACATCGAGGCGGGCATTGCTCAGAGCAAAGACATAGCGTTCGGACGAGGAGAACTCGAATGGCAGAAGCCTGCTATCAGTAGGCAGGGTTGCAAGGTAGCGGGTGCCCGACCGCCTGCTTATGCCACCAGTGTTCAGCAGTGAACAGTTACGCAAAGTCGCTGCGCCGTTCTGATATGCGCCAGTGTCCACACGCATACGCAGCAGCGGATCAACCTCCCCCGATGAAAAGTTGGTTTGGACTTGCTTGATCGTGGGCATTAGCGAATCGTCCTACGCGCCTTGTCGAATCGGCTAAGATCAAAGCGGCGCGAAGTCTGTGCCGTGCTATCAATGTTGCGCGCCAGAGCCATCTGCCGCAAGGCCTTCTTCTCCATGAAGTCAGCCGTATTAATCTGGTTGGCCACCGAGTAGGCAAAGATTGAGGCAAGCTGTAGCTCGACCAGCGTCACGAAGTAAGGGGGCCACAGGTCCTCTTCCGCCTGGAACGTATAGTCGGCAACCACCACATCCTCAGTTGTCGCATCGCAATAGACCAGATTTTGGTAGCGATCATAATCAATCTGATTGTCGTTGATGGTCACATCATGCAGCAACAGCAGATCAGCTGGAAGATTGTAAGCCGCATCCCATTTGGATGCCGGCTCATCTACACGGCGAGACAGTTGCGCTTGACCAGAGGCAAAGCGCCAACGGAAACGGGACAGCAAATCACGCACCGTATCCTGATAGAGATTAGCAGCCACCGTGCTCTCAGTCGTGCCATCCGCAAATGACGTGATAGGCGTAGCGCCAATCAAGACCAGGGCGCGAGAGCAAATATCAATGTCGGTAACTGCCACGGTGCGCTCCTAGAGAAAAGGCCAGCCCTGCACAAGACAAGGCTGGCCCGGGAGAGGTCAGGGGGAGAACCTCTCCCTGTTACTTACGAGGCGGTGACGCCTTCCAGAGCGGTCGTCGTAACGGTCGCCGCGCCAGTCGCGCTCGTAACGCAAACAACGTCAACCGTGCGAGTGCCGCCCGTCGAACCCACAACCAGAATAACATCATTCTGCTTGAGGTTGTCGGTCACCGTGTTGAAATAGCCCGAGGCAACAACCGTAGCGATTGCATCGGAGTTTGTGTAGATATGCAGAGCCGGTTCAGCGCCGGCCAGCTTAATCAAAGTTGCGGGAGTAAAAGCCATCTTCTTTGCTCCTTAAGCGTCGTAGGTCTGAACTTCGTACGTGCCGAAGTTGTCGATCAGCACGGCACCCTGCGACATCATTGAGGTTGCAAGGTGGGCGGCCTTTTCCGGCACGTAGTTCATTTCGGTCTGCACTTCCGAACCAGCGCCCATGCCGATAGCCGAGCGGTGATAGGCAAAGTTCTTACGGATGCTCGAAGCAATGGGCAGGCCCGAGAAGGTCATCCACATGAAGCCCATCCAGCGCTTGGCCACCATGCCGCCCTTGTAAGGCAGTTCATCGGGACCAACAAAGTCAGCGCTCGAGAAGGCCGTGATACCGAGCAAATCGGTCCACGCACCCGGCGAGATAACGAAGTAGCGTTCGCCATCATCCGGCACATCGTTGTTACCGAAGTAATCAAACACCGTGTTGATCTTGGTCTGCGTCAGCAGAGCCGTGCCACTTTCGGTGATGGTGTTGCTGGTCGAATCCAGGGCGGTAACGATGAGTTCGTCCGTCTTGCGGCCCATAGCAGCAGCGGCAGACTGCGTGACAACCATGCGCTCGTCATGATTGATCTTCAGTTCGTCCAGCTTGTCGATATAATCGGCAGCATAGAAGTCGGCCATGGTGCACTCAACCGGGGTGTGATCGATAGTCATCACCGGAACGTTGCCGTGGCGCGACTTCGTGCCAGCGGTGCCCTTGCCAACCTTCTGGAAGGTGGTGCTGGTACCGCGGACATTGCCCTTGTAGCGAATGGTATTGCGGAGCTTAGAGCCCATACGCTGATACGCCATGTGCACTTCGCTCTCGAACTGCTTTACAAAGGCGTCATTAATATCGATTGCCATTGTTTAATCCCTTCATTCAGGCTTGCGAAAAACTGGTTTTTGCCGGTTATCCGCAAACGATGCGAAAGGAGTTGTCCTGGCGGGCTCCATAGCCAGACCTTGCGGGCCTGCCTGTCATCTCTTGCAAATACATTAAGCCGGCAATGGACTAATTCCTTTAGAGTAAAGGGCACCACTATCGACGTAACCCATGCGTAGCAGAAACCGTCCTGCCACATCTCCATTGATTCCGGTGGTTACGCCAATCCGCACACGTTTTGTGCCAACGGCATTCGACCAAACCTCAAGCAGCGTTAGCATTTTGATGGCAGCCGATGTGCCTCGGAATCCTGGCATCACATAGAATGCCAAGTCCTCAGTGAATCGGTCAGGCCCAAAGAAAGTTTCTACTGCGGCGGCCACAAGGAATCCGACGATTCGAATCTCGCCGTTTACTTCAGTCTCCGCAACGATTGTCGACCAATCCCTTTCAGAAAGACAAACCCAAGCAAGGCGCTCGAGCTTGTCCTCATCAAACTGGAAGTCGGCATACTCAGGCGCTTCACGGTGCATTAAGCTGCCAAGCGTAACGACAACGGGAATGTCCCGTTCCTCCATAAAGCGGACGTGCATTAGCGGAAGGTCTTGGCGAAGAACTCTTCCACCTGACGAACAAACGCAGGATCACGATCACCCGGGTGCCAGTAGCGGCGATCCTGCATCATCTTCTCTACCTCTGCACGGGTAGGCTCCGGCTTCTTTTCAAACATGGCATTATCAACAACGCCTGAACCCTTAAGGGCAGACATTAGTTTTTCCATTGCAGCCACGCCGGCAGCACTGGTGCAAGCAGCGGAAATTGCAACTTGCTCTTCTTCGTTGAAGTAGTTGTTCGCCCATAGCTGCACCGCCTCAATGCGAGCAGTTGCGCTTTCGCCAAGCTTTTGAAACTCGCGCTGATAGCTTTCCTCAATCTCCTTCACCTGTAAATCGGCGTAGGTATTGATGGCAGTTTCAAACTGTTCCTGATTGTAACCCTGATCGTGGGCAAACTGACGCCACCACTGGACAACGCCCGACGCTTCAAGTTGCTCCTGATCGAGCTTCTCATGTTGCGGCAGCGCATAAGCATCGGGTGCCTCGGGTCGCGCAGCTAGGCGCTCGGCCGTCAATTCCTCGACAAGCTTCTCGCGCAGATTGCCGCGCATCTTTTCGAGCTCACCATAGGATTGAGCCAGCTTATCGTAGGCCGGCTTGCCCTCAACCCAAAACTTCTCAGGCAACCACTCAGGACGCGACTCGTCAACGGGCGCTGCGCTCTCAATCGGAGTCTCGCCGTTATTGCCTTCCACCATCTCAGTCATTTTGCTTCCCCTTATTTATGCGCTGTTCAATGATGGCTACGAGATAGCGCATACCCTCTCGATGCCGTAACTCATCTGATCCAATGTGTGGACCGGCGACCGCCTCAATAGTGATCGAGCGCAAATAAGCCAAGAACTCTCGAGCTCCATTGCTACTGAAGGTCGATGCTGCCAGTTCGTTTAGCTTACGCTCCTCAACGGGAGCTCGAACGAAGCCGTCAGGCCCCAGTAATTTGGCTTGTGTCGATGCCATTTTGCCCCATTTGCGCTATCTGACCAGCAAGCTGCTCCCGTTCCGCCTCATCGCGGATCAGTCTTTCCGGCACACCAAACTTGGCAGCCAGATACTTGGTAGTCTCGTCGCCCTTTACGTATAGGTTGACCATCTGCGGGCCGAAGCGGCCCTGTACCATTTCAAGGAATCGGTTGATAGCATTGATGTCCTCAAAAGCCTGGGCTTGAGCAAGCGGGCTTGTTGAGCGCACCTTCACTTCGCGGCCATTAATGACCGGGATAGAGATGCGACCCTGCTTCTTGAGGATGTATACCACTCGGCGAAGCACGGGGTTCACAAACTCTGCCTGCAAACGACCAAAGGCGCTACCAATCTGCCGTGACAAGTCAGCCATACGCTGTGCCACTTCAGTTGCAGACATTGGCGTTGTGTTCGGATTGCCAAGCATCTCGTTGTAGAGCGCCTTCTTGATGTTGAGGCGCATGTCAGAAAGCACCAACTGAGCCACATCAAAGTTGCCGGCACTGCCTACGGCGCGCAGGCCAGAGCTACCCGGAGCAACAGGAATGATTGTTCCGGGCACAAGCCGGATCGTTGCCGGGTTTACTACGCCATCATCTTCTGCGGTGTAGATACCCGAGATTGCCATCTGAGCATTCTCGAGAATCATCTGCACTACAAGATTGGTGGTCTTTACAGCAGGCATAGCAGACAGAAGAGGACCACGGCCCCAAACTTCACCAGCAGCTTTAGACCAACGGAACGCAACATAGGGATTGGAACCAATACCTTTATAGGTTTCCGTGAAGAGCATGTGGTTCCGCTGGGGAAGGAACACGGCAAGCATGTTTACCTCCTCGCCAGGAGCCGACCAATCACGGTACACGCACTCAACTAGAGACTCAAAATTGTCCACGCCAGTTGCCAACTCACGCTCAAGCTCGGCAGGCAGGACCGCCTTCGGATAAGCAATCTTAATGTTCGAAGTGCGGATAGAACGCTCACGGAAGATCGTGTCGAGCTTGTCGTCGGGCCCAACATCCAATGCCAATTGAGGCAGGGGCACAGCGGTGAACATCACAGGATTAAGAGCATCGCCCTCATCAATCCTCATGCAAGCAGTGCCAAGCGCAATATCGAGCAGCGTCTCGTTTGCTTCTTGAGCAAAGTTGCTGTTCTGGATTACCTCAAACACATATTCAGTGACGGCCTCGAGCGCTTCGTTCACTTCAGAGCGATCATCTTCCGGCACCTCGCTACCAGAGACAAGCTCTGCCCACCGTGCATAGTTGGGGATCAAACCAGCCTGTAGGCGGGATGCAAACTCTTGCACACCCACCACCGCAGTCTCATCGAAAATCTTGTCGGTGCGGCTTTGGCCGGCAGCCTGGGCATAGAAGCTTTCGCGGCTAGGCAGCGCATACTCGTAGCATTCTTCATACTCCGAAATCCACGGCTCCCGCAGTTGCTTGGCCCGAGCATATCGAGCTTGCAACTTGCCAAGCAGCCCAGCGCTGGCTGTGACCGGAACAATCGGAGTTGGAATTACCGGCATAGTTTAAGAGCCCAGCATAGAGCGAAGGAAGCCCTGACCACCACGGCGACCAGAAATAAGTGAGCGCATACCAGAGCCGCGAATACGGGAAAGCTCAGATTCAAGTCGGCCTTCCTTGATTTCGGAGAGCGCACGACGGCGTTCGGCAGCCATAGATTCGCGTTGAATCTTAGCCTCCTGTTCCATTGCCGTTTCCTCAGCAGTCGGAACTGGAGGCTTGGGGGTTTTCATGCACATACCAGAAGCTCCTTGCCGGCCTATTGGGTAAACTGGTCGCGCTATAGCAATGGACTAAAAAACGGATCGGCGCATCGAAGGCTGCCTGCGGAACACATCGAACATTGCTCGAGCCACTACAGGCTTGGTATCTCCTCTGCCAACGGTCAGTGTTCGAGATTCGCCACCGCCGCACAGGGCATATTGCAGTGCGTCATGAACGTGACTGTATTTGTTTTTATCAGGCTTGTCCTCATAGCGACCACCACCAGAAACTTGAAGGCGTCGATACTGGTAACCACCACGGAAGCCCTTGATAAGATTGACGCATCTCTGGTCAATCATGAATCCAGGTTGACCATCAACCATGCGATTCAGGGGGTTACTTACCGCTTCAATTCGCAATGACGGATCGTTTGTCGGGGCAATGTAGGCCTTGAGTCCAGCTTGCCTTAGAATCTGGAACGGTGTGCGCTCATCAGTCTGAGCTCGATAGTCGCCAGCAGGATCGCCATAGATTACGAACTGCGCGCCGGGGAATCGCTGCGCCATCTCTATGCGGAGTATCTCGGCAAAGCGAACAATGCCCATGTCTTGGGCAACCAACTCATGCAACACAAACCAACGCCCTCGGACGTTCTGGCAGAAAGCGGCAGCGGGCGTAAGACCAAAGTCGAGACCTATGATGATAGGCACACCCGGCGTTGAAAGGATTGGCTCCTTGGATACATGAGCAACCTCATCGAACATCTGATAGATTGCCTTGCCATCTGTCAGGCTACCTAACCTGTTCAAGACGTACACATCGATCCAGCTTTTGGTCTTGCCGGTAATGATCGAGGGGTAATAGTTGGGCGTAAGGTTCTTAAGATTCTCCGCCTTCGGATTCAGCTGATAATCAGTGACCACGCCTTCGTGATCTACATTAGCGACCATACCACCGGGCTGTGTAAAGAATGCCCAGGTATCCGGCTTGATAAGCATAAGGGATTCCTCCCTACCAATATGGTCAGGGATAGGAGCCTCGCCCGCCATGATTGGCCACCAGTGATCTTCGTCAGGCGCGTTCGTGTCAGCAATGACGCCATACCATGTAGGTCCGCCATCCTTCATCGAGGGGAAACGGCCAACACGCATGGTGCAGGCGTCAACAATCTGCTTGGGAACTTCGCGCGCCTCGTTGATCCAGACGCCGGTAAGCTCGAGCGAGAGCAGCTTTTTCACATCTTCCGGCCTATCGAGGGCCAAGAAGATGACCTCCATATCAAGATCGCCCTTCTTGATGTGGTGGGTATAGGGCGGCGGATGCCATAGCATCTTGCCCCAGATGTTTTCCGGGAACCAATCCAGCCAAGTCTTGATCGTTGTAGTTCGCAGCTGCGGGTTGGTATTACGCACCACAGCCCACCTTGTGCGGCGGATACCCTGCTCGTTAGGTTGTTGAGCCAAAGCACGGCGGAACATTTCAATGGCGCAACAGGCAGACTTGCCACTTCCTACCGGACCACGCAGACCACGGAAGAAGTGGTCGTCCTTCATAAAAGCCTTGAGTGTATCACCACCCGGCTTGTATTTAAGACTCACGCAACAAGCCCCTTGTCCAAGGCTGCCTTGACAATGTTGCCAGCAACCTCGGGCCCCCAGGCATCGATCAATTTATCACACTCGTAGTTATCCAGCATGTGTTGCGGATAGTGCGAGAGATGCACCTTACGGACAATCGCGCGCAAGCGAATGCGATCCGTAATGGTGAGTTCCCCTGTGAACGCCATAACTTACGCCCAAATGCGGTGGGGGATTGCTGGGTGAACGCTGATCGGCTCTAACGCAGCAAGCTGTTCGTCGGTAAAGTCGCCGCGCAGATTGGTGTGCCAATCAGGATAGTCTGCGACGATAGGCTCGTCGGCCTTGTCGTATCCCGTCACGCGGCTAAACGGCCCGATGTGATCAACTGACACACCATCCACCGGAAAACCGTCCTCGTCGATAACACCCGCAGCGACCAAGGCAGCAAGCATTTCTACGTCGGTGTCGGCCATGAGATAGAGGTCGATCATGTTGTCAAAGCCTGTAGCTGTGCGTCGGTGAGACGAGTGGGGTAGTATGTTATTCTGCGGAGGTGGCCGTTAATCCATTCAGAAGGCCCAACGGCTAAACCAAGCTGCATTTGGGTAACAGAGACAGGTACTGCGCCGCTTAACTGTGCGGTAGGTGTTGAACCATTTACAACCAAAGCAAAATCGGACGCTCTGTAAGCGACAGCAGCTTTCCGAGGCGAAGTAGTAACCGCCACGCCGCTTACAAGACTTGCTATTAGCGCTCCACCGCTGCGAATAACATTTTGATCGGTTGAGGTTGTTGTAATTGTCCGATAAATAATTCGGTTGTTGCCGGTTGTGTCGTTTATATCATACGCCGCGCTATTACGCGCAGCCGTGCTGTATATCGCGGTTTCTGAAACAATCGTTCCCTCGCTGGCGTTAAACCAATTTGAAAAGGCTGTTCCCGTCATCACTGCAACGTCACCCGCGCGGGTGACCGTGGAAGCCACGGTGGGAATGTAGCTGGTGGGGAACGCGCCAGCTTCAATTTGGTTGCCCCAAAGAAACAAGCCAGAGGTGCCGTCGCCGGTGTAGGTAGTACTGCCCAACGGCCCAATAATTGAAAAACGGATAGCGCCGGCACCCGACGCCGCTGCTGTAGCGGCGATAGACCAACGATACCAGCCGTTGCCAGCGTTAGTCATTGCAAAAGTAGCGACGCCAGATTGCGCGCTGATAGCGCCCGTGCTGAAATCAAAGTTTGCGCTTTGGCCTGCAAAAACCCCGGCGTCCGTCCCCATACTTATGGAGGCAGAGGTTCTTTCGCCAACTTTAGCGTATCCAGAAATTACATATGTAGTTCCAGAAACAAACGATGAAAACCCGCCTTGCAGTTGGATCAAATGGGTGCTTAGTACGGTTGTATCTTCTACCAATTTATCTGCTGTTGCAGTTCCATCAGGGGAGGTCGTAGCGTTAGCGGTAATGCTTGAGCGAACTTTGATATATACGGCGTTGTCAAATTGCTCCGAGTACAACGCCGAGTTTACCCGCTGCTCCTCAATCAGCAGGCCCAG